AGGATACCCTCTGCACCTCTTTCAACTATCAACACATTCTCACTCTTTAACGCGCCAACGATATTTGATAGAGGCAACTGCAAAGCATCAACCTTACTAATAGATGTGATTAGATTGCCTCCTACCCCTTCATTTTTATAAATCATATCGCTTGGCGCAACATTAATATACGTCGATTGGTCATACACTTTATACGATTTAATGATGCCATCTATTGTTGTTTGATTGTACAGCTTACCCGTTGGCACCACCTCCACATCGCTAGGAAGTAAATTCCACATCAATGAAGGCAAAGCACTAGGTAAACCTTTTATTTGATAGATGAAGGCATTTCCGAAAATAGATTTAAACACGTAATACTCATATAAAAACTCCTCAAATGAGCGGAGAGGGTTAGGCTTCTTTAATAGATCTAGTACCGGATGGCTCTCAATCTCTTCACCCGTCTTTTTATTGTACAGCTTCACCTCCATGTTTTTAAACATATCGGCAAGTTGGTTAACTACCGATTGAAAGTGAGGAATAGTATTATAGATTTGTAGTTTGTTCTGTGTATCAATTAGAATTGGGTTCTTACGGTCGTATATCGATTGAGTGAACATACCATTAACGGTATTGATGCCGAATATCTTAGCGACTAAATTAGATACGTAACTCATGAAATATTTTTTTTTAAAATTAGTTATTTAATTAATTGCCAAAATTTATTCTAATACGTGAGGTAGAAACACTTGAATAAACTTAGCCAAACCAGCCATTGCGTCGGGCGCGTCGTCGTGCTTGCTAGTTCCATCCTTTTTGTACTCAAACATTTGCTTCATCATTTCTTTGTACTCATGGCTTTGTTGCGAAGGGTGTAGAAACAATAATTTGTTTTTTATTATAGAGTATGATAGCTTTATTCTAGTGTGCTTATTCTGTGTATTCTTTACCATTAATACTTTGTCTTCTTGCACCGTTTGTCTTAATAGACGAATGAATCCACCACCTTGATTATTACCCTCTACTCTAACATAGTCAACATTTAAAGCATTAACCATTGTTGACACTTGCGGCAGCGTTATGTCTATGTTATCTTGACTAAATATAACATCTTCAATGTATATTTTTTTATCCCATATCTTCGCGAATACAGCGCATAAATAATCATCGCCTTCATCGGCTATATCGATATACCCCAAAACGGCATCGCTTTTTGTTTTAGGCATATCTTCTTTTTTGAAGTATGTAAACTTTTCTTCTTCAAATAAAGCGCCTTCAACCTTTCCTCTCCATTTACCTAGTACTGAATGGCAATATTCAGCATAATCTTCTTCTTTGAGTTCCTCTACTTCTTTTAAGAATGTTTCAGAAAGGTTATGAATATTATCTAAGTAGGTCGAGTGAATGTGGCAAACTTCTGGGTGTGTAGTAGTTTCTATTTTCTCCCCCTCTATTTCGATATACGCTAAGTATTTAGCAAAGAATTTTTTATAAATCCAATGATTATAACTTGTTGGGTTGAGTATAAGAATAACTCTATTCTGCGCTTTCTGCGTTCTAATCGATAGATTTATCTTGTTAAATATCTTTTCATCTACCAACTCCTCAGCTTCATCTAGTACCCACGTTGTTATGTCGGCTATTGATTTAAGGTTTGCCGTTTGATTGCCACTACTTGTTTTAATACCCCTAAACCATATTTCACTCCCAGTCCTAGTGTTTACTATCTCGGCTTTACCTACGTTAAAATCGTTTTCCCTACCCATTAGTTCAATCTTATCTTTGAACTCTGGTATAATTGAAATGTCGGCACTTGTCATTGTGTACCTAGTGAACAATATTCTATGGTCTGCTTCATCGGTTAATAGATTCATTGCCGATGTTATGTGGAAAGACTTTCCGCTACCTCTACCGCCTGTTATTATGATGTACCTCTTATCAGTAGTAAATAGTTTCTTGTATTTAGGATTCAGAATTATCATCGTCTGCCCATTTCATAAATGGTTTGCTTTCATTCGTTATAGAGCCTTTCACGTTAACCTCTGTCATCTTAGGTAAGAAGTAAGGGAATAGTTGAGCCAATAGTTTAAGATATGTCGCCTTGTCTTCTTTTCGCACCTCTGAAAGTGAATCTTTTACATGGTCTACTTCTCCCTCCATTATATCCATGAATCTATCTCTAGCATCTTTAGTTACTTTGTTTTGAGTGCCTTTTTGCCTTCCACCTATCTTTTTTTGTCCTTTTGGGCGTGCCATACTATTTAAAACTATTTTAGTATTCCAACTCTTCTAAATACACTCCTTGAAAAACCGTATTTTCTTGCCAGCTCTCTTTTAGGAGTTCCGTTTTTATATTCATCATACGCTTGTTGTATTAATTCGTTTGAATATTTTGCTCTATGATGTGTTTCGCCATTCTTCAAATTAACTAAATTGTTTTCGTATGCGTGAACAACATTCTCTCTATTTGAAACCCACTCTAGGTTTTCCGCTCTATTGTCGTCTTTTATTCCGTTTATGTGGTTTACTTGTGGTTTATTTAATGGATTAGGTACAAATGTTTGCGCTATAATTCTATGAACCTTTATTGTTTTCGCTTTACCGTTTACAACAAACGCGGTTCTTAAATACCCTTTAGCATCATAAGCTGGCTTAAATATTTCTACCCTACCCTTCGAGCCTTTGTAGTTTAATGTTCTTATTTGACCATTAGCATTGGCTTCATACTTTCCTTCTAATCCTTTTATAGCTACCCACATATTTTTCTTATAAAGATAATGTTTTTCCTACAACGCAAATTTATAGTTCCGCATTTTTCTTTTTTAACTTCTTGTACTTATAACAAAGCATTTCACTTTCATTATTCTGCCTTTTCTCAACTTCTTTCAATGCCTCTTTAATAATCCTAGTGTAATACTGTTTAATCTTCTTGTCGCTCATTATATTGATTATAAAAACTTTAACTCAAGCATTTTTACTATTACTCCGTTTTCTTTTCCATATACCATTTCTTCCACTTCGCAGAATCCTAGTAACTCTACATCAGACTCTTCCTCTTCTTCCTCAACAATATTATATACTCTTCCATATTTTATAATATCCACAAAGTCACTAAGCCATATTTTATCGCCTATTTTTAAATCTATTGGAAAGTTTTCTGAATGAAATATTCCATACTTTCCTTCTCTTGCGTGTATTCCAAATTCTGTTATCATATTGATTGATTTTGTTTGTTTACTTGTTTAACATGAAGTAGCAAGCTATAAGCGAATAAACGCTAAACGCTATTGCGAAGCTGGCGAAGTAGGTAACACCGATAAATGATGTAATTACCCCTACTATTAAAACTCCTTTTACTACTGCTTTTATTTTTGTGTTCATATTCTTGTCATTATTTCTATGAAGTACGGTCGTTTGTATTTCTCTTTTTCTTGTTCCATTCTTTTCAGTCTTGCTATGCTGCACGTAATCAAAGCCCATTTAACTCTCCCGTATAGCCTTTGTTTTAGTACGTGTCTATAATCAACTTCTCTTGGCACTTGGTGTAAATATAGCTTTTCTTTTAAATAGTCGTAATATTCTTTGCATTTTTCAACAGTCATTGATTCCCACATATCTTTAAGCATCCTATCTATTATTATTCTCTGCTCGCAATCGAAGTTCTCACTTATTCGCATACCGTCAACTATCTTGCTATGTATTGATGCTTTCAAATAATTGTATTATTAACAAAGTTTCTTGCAAATTCATATTTAGCCTTAATCTTTTCGCAAGCCTCATCAAAAGAATTGGCTAAAACTAATTTTTCAGCATAATGATTTGATTCTTTTTTGAACTCAAATGCTATCAAATAATAATTTTGACCTACCATAATCAATTCAATTTAATTTGTACTTCGACTTCTAATATCTCTTTTACGTCCTCAATGTATTCTTTCAATTCACCTTTGGCTTCACCATTCTTAAGTATCTCCAATAAGTATTCTGCTGGCACATCGCCCAACTCATAACCTTTGTATTTGCCAAAAGGCATTAAATCGTAATCGTCCATATCAAAAAAGTATTATTCCAATTACCTTACAAATTTCCTCGAGTGATTCGCATTTATCGACTTGACCTTTCCATTGAGTATGCCATTTAAACTCATCCATAGTTAGCCCTTTTTGGCTTTTAGTTTTAGCGCCATCTTTTAATTCTATCATCAAATTTCGCCCTTTGTACCCCACAATAAAATCAGGAAAACCTTTACCTATCATTGAAGTTATTGCAACGCTGCAACCAAGCTGGCGAAGCTGCTTAACTATCTGCTGTTGGTTGTCGTCTGTACGAGCCGCTCTTCTCATTCGTCAAACTTATAATTAAATCCAGTAAATCGCAAATGTTGAGGTCTAGGATTTCTGAAATGCTCTATAATATCTTCGCTTTGTTGCTTTTCCTTCGATTTCCATTTAAGGTATGAAGTTAACACAAACTCGTTATTGATTGGGATTTCTGTGTCGATGTGCGGCACTAGTGAATTAATCAAATTCTTGACGCTCGATGTATCTTTAGCGCCTACTTCGATAAGGTACCTTGACGTTGTGCTTAAAGAAGGGCAAACCATTACTAAGTGTCTTTGCTCTCCTACTATTCGCCAAATGTATGTTGTTCTTTCGGGTGCTTTCATATATTTCTAAATATTTTATGCGTGTCTAAATCTTTAAACGAAACTCTGTTTTTTATTTTTTCGTAGTAGTAAAATTCACTTAGTATAGTTACTTTGTTTTCTATAAAATCACTACCCTCTAAACCTATTGAAATCACATATTCACCAGAAACATTTTTTAAATTCCTTTTAACGTGTTTCTTATGTTCTTTTAACAACCTGCTTAGGTGACCTTTTAGAGTTCTTTTATCTCTAGTGCTTTCTATTTTAACATATTTAACATCCTTCTTTCTCATACTAATAATGTTTTACCGTTTTAAATTTCTGCGCTGTTTTAAATACCGTTGTTGGGCGAGTGCGGAAGTAGTACCCAGCGTATTTTTCACCGTTTGTTCTGCATCGTTCCATTATTCCATTTCGCCAACACGTCTTATCGTCTTCTGTTACATCAAATTCAACCTCTGCTTTCTTAACTAAGAATTCGAGCGCTTTCTCCACACCAATAAAAGGCGTGTTG